ATACAGGACGGAGATACAGTAGTACACACTTTTGATGCAGTAGTTAATTCTGGAACAGTAACACTACTGGATGGACAAACTATTACAACTGGAAGTAATACAATAATAGCTACTAACGCACTAAGTGGTGGAGACAGAAGTTACTTTAGGTATGTAGACGCAGTAGCTTTTGATTTTGATATTATAAACGAAACAGCACAAAAAGCAACGGCAACGGCTAAACACCTCTACAAATTCGACCACGATACAGACACATTCGTCTACGATGAACTCACAGACGACCAAATACAATATCATCTAGGTAGAGTAAATGGCTATAGCGATGGTGCATACGAAAACAAAACCTACGGACTCGTAAACGTATTCACAGACGAACTCTCAACAGCAGACTTCAACCTTATGACAAGCGAACCCGAGGCACTTGTGAACATGGTAGCCAACGATATAGCAGACACACGCTTCACGGTTACAAAGAGTGATTGTAGAGTTTGTATGACCTTGACGGAAGATGGTAGTTTTTGTCGGAATTATGCTGAGGATTTGGGGAGTGAAGAGGTTACTAACGGTGGGTTTGATACTGATACGGATTGGGTCAAGGGCTCAGGCTCAACAATAAGCGGAGGAACTTTAAATATAGTCTCTGCCTCTTATAATGCGACAACAAGACAAGCCATATCTATTGAAGTAGGTAAATCATATCTTATTACCTATGATACTGTAGCAGTAGGAGCAACGGGGAACAATACTTTCTATATAGGCTTTGGAGACTCAGGAGGAAATCCAACAACATACACGCCTTATGAGTTTGTGGCGGGTTCATTATCTATAAGAGAGATATTTACAGCAGTATCAGGCGATGAAACTTTTGTTATAAGGGCAAGAGATGCAGGCTCTAGCGACCTTACCATTGATAATGTATCAATAAAAGAAATTGATGTTTCTGAAATTCAAAACTATACAACCTTACCTGCCCCAGACATTCGAGCATTAAACACAAGACTTCAAACAACACCATTCAAGCTTGACTCTATTGGAATGATTGACGGTGTTGGTGATGGCATTGAAATGCACGGAGCAGAAAAAGCAGTCACTCCTACAAGAACAAAGACAGCAGATATAACAATCGAGATAACACCAAATACGGTTGAAAGCATTTTACTTGTAGATACGACAATAGGTGACATAACAATGAACGCAAATGGAACGGTTACGGCTTCAAGTGGAAGTGTTGATATAGACACCACAACACTACAAGCAGGAGTTAAATCTATACTGACGGTTACGGGCATATCTATAGATGGTGTTAGCACATTATTCAGCGACCTTGACGGGACAATCCATAATTACAATGAGGATACAGCATGACAACATTTCCAACCAACTTTTATGTAAAAGCAATTACGCCAATACTTGAAGCACCTATTCAGATAGACACATTCAAAAACCTTGATGAAGAAGGTAATCTAATCGACTACAACACCATACCGAGCTACTTAGCTAAACAAGGTGCAACAGTTGAACTGTTCAGCACAGACGGCTTCTTCCTGAAAGCGTTTAACTTTGACATCAAAACGCTTGACGAAGTGAGAGCAAAGTTAGCAGAGTATGGGTTAAAAGAGGGGGAGAGTTTCTTTATCCTCTCTTATGCAGAACATTTAGAAGAGTTAAAAAAAGATGAATGGAGAAATTATGAAAAAGTTACTACTTAGTTTAATAGCTACAGCGATACTTGCACAAGGTATCAACGCGGGAGAGTATGATGATAAGGCAAAACATGCTATGGTGGGTATGCTCATTTATACAGGGTGCTTCTTTGTAAAAGGTACAGGTGAAGCGTTAAAGTATGACATGGATTATCTCACTCCTACCACTTGTTTAATTCCTGTAGTAGTTGCGGGGATAGGTAAAGAGATTTACGACTCACAACATGACGGGCATACAGCAGAGGTGATGGATGCAGTAGCTACGGTTGCGATACCTTTTGGTATTTGGACTATTTATAAATGGTAAAAATGCAAACTAAACTTCATGAGCTATCAGAAGCTATACATGAGTCACAAATAATGACAGCAGTTATCTTTGGGATGTTCATACAGTTTTTCTTAGGAAGCAATAAGACGATTAAAATAGCTGCGACAATTATAGCCTCAAGTATGTTTGTCGCGATGTATGTTGTTTCTCCTTTGATCGAGTTTTCTGGCATAGGTGATAATAGTAAAATAGCAATCTCACTTTATGCACTTAGTTCACTAATCAGCATGGAAGTGTTAGGCATACTCTTAACGGTTATGCCTTTGGCTTTTAGGGAAAGACTAACAAGGTATTTGGAGGTCAAAAATGGTAATAAGAAATAATAAAGAACGTATCAAAGTATGGGTTTTAACTTCATTCTCTATAGGTATGTTTGTTGTGGCATTGGACTTTTTAAAATCGTGTATAAGGGTGTAAACAAATGGATAACTTAGAGTATGTTGATGTACACGTCCACCCCGTAAAGAACGGTTGGATAACAGTCAAAAGAATAGCGTATAAAGATATAATCATAAGCGAAGGATATTATACTAATGGTGCAAATATCCCACGATTACTATGGAGGCTCATACCACCTAACGACCCTTCGGTGTTCCCTGCAGTTGTTGTGCACGATTATCTTTGTGAAGTAGAGACTTACGAGAAAGCAGACGACTATATGGAAGAGATATTGATAGCCTCTGAAATCCCTATATGGAAAAGAAAATCAATAGTGGCAGGTATTCGCTTTTATACTAAATGGATTAGAAGATGAGGCATGAAAAGTTTTCAAGCGTAGGCATAGACTTAACAGAAGAGATCAACAAAGGAAAAACCTACAAAACGAACAGAAAGATAGATAAGGTTATAGTACATTGCTCATTTAGTCCACAAGGCAGAGGAGATGATGCTCACACGATAGACAAATGGCACAAAGAGCGATGGGGTAGTGGAATAGGCTACCACTATGTGGTTTTAGAAGATGGAACAATACAAAAAGGAAGGTGGGTAGATTATGCAGGGTCTCATGCTAGAGGATGGAATAATCATAGTATCGGTATTTGTAGGATTGGTGGGATGGCTAATGATGGCATCGCTACCTTAGATGCTACAAGAGAGCAGATTAAAGCTATACAGAAGCTCACTAGACTGTTAATCTCAGATGATATGTATCATTTGCTCCCTAGTGACATTCTAGGGCATACAGAGCTTCCTGGTGTTAATAAGTCGTGCCCTTTAATGAATATGAATGAGATTAGGAATATAATAATTTAAAAATTCCTAGTATGTTCTAAATTATTACTTATTACATAGCTATCATAGGCGTATGCTCCCGTCCATGGGTAATCAAAATATCCTAAATATCTTAACTTGCTTGAAAGTCCTATTCTTGCCATCCATTTACCTCTTTTTTTATTGAAGTAAACACCTCTATATCCACTTGTGTTTGTAGTTTTTAATTTTCTTGTATTTCTCGATTGCACAGTGCGATTACTCCACCTACAATTTGAAGGCTCATAGTTTCCGTCGTTATCTATTCGGTCTATTGATAGTTCTTTAGAATACCCACTTGCCAAAGCCCAATCTCTAAAAATTATAAAAACATTCCACACTGGGTCTATTGATATCCCCCTCCCCCCATAATTTTCATATCCTACGATGGATGGGTTACTGCATCTTTGACGCATAGACCCCCATATTTTATATAATTCTGTATTAGAGTCACCATGTTTTCTTTTACGAGTTTTATTTGCACATTCTTTGCATTTAGATTTAGACTTATATTTTGCAGTAGCCACTATCTTTTTGATGTGTTTGTTGCATATTGAACATTCAAAAATAGCTACTCTGTCTTTAGTTTTGCTATTCTCTGAGACATATATCATTCCCAAATCTTTTATAATTTTAAAACTAAAATCTTTTTGGTTTAACGGTTTTGGTATGTATCCCATCTTTATTATCCTTTTAGTAAAATTGAACCCATTTAGGATCAAGTGAAGTGTTTTGGTCTGCAAAAGCTTCACGCTTCATCGTATCTAAATTCAGCACCTCACACTCTGCTCTCAATGCTATCACAAGTAAAGAGAGGAGCAATAGAAAAAAGATGATATTGTTTAATCTGTTTATATATGTCATTTGTTGTCCTTTTCTTTTTTTTTGTTGATTTAACAATATACCCTTGTGTAATTAACACCATGAGTAATATATAAGGGGTTACAAAATATGCAGTAGCTCCTAAAAATATGTAATAAATAATATTCCCTACAATCATAGCCGTATATGGTTTCATTTGTTATCCTTTCTCAATTCCAGCTTGCTCTAAAAGCCTTTGCCATTCATCCTCAATAAAGGGAAGCAGCACTCCATTTTCACCAATTATCTTCAAAACAAACTCAATATGCCTTGACAGTTCTTTGCTTGTTATATCCCGTGTACTCACTTTTCCATCCTCTTCGATAGGATAATCTAAGTTCATTAATTTAAATAACTGCTTTAGTTCATCCATTGTATCGTAGTCCTCGCCTTTATAAAAGATAAGGCATCCACCCGTGTTAGTGTCTAGCCACTCACGAAATGATACTTGGCGGGAGTTATCGAATACCTGCTTTAATACCGCGCCATGCAGATATTTATTGAATTGATTTGAGATAGTCATGGCAAATCCATCCAAGAATTTAGCTCTTTTGTATCTACTTCATCCCTAAAGCTACATTTGCCCTCATACATCGCATCAAATTGGCTTGTGGCTTCCTTTTGGCTCTCTGCCAATACTCTTGCCTGCTTTAGTCTTTCTCGCTCATCTATACGCTTTTTTATCCACCATTGTATCGGGTCATAGTTTTTCACAAATTATCCTTGACGTATTCGATAGCTTCTGTATAAAGGTTATAATCTTCACGCTTTGAATAGTCTCTCACATTGGTTAAAAACTCCTCGATTAAATCGTCCAAATCTTCAAACATTTCATCTTGGATTTTCTCTAACTGCTCTTCGCCTGAGCCAATACGGTTTTCATATCTCCTCAAACTTTCCAGATTTCCGTCGCAGTTTGCTATATTTTCTCTTTCTCCCATCATGAAACCTTTGGCGTTTTGTTTAGGCGTGAAATGGCGGCTTTGGCTTGTTTTGCCGTCAGTTCATTAAGTTGCTTAACCTCATAAGCACCAAGTACCTTCTGTGTATCTGTTCCCGTTTGAGTGATTAGACCTTGAATAGTTAGGATGTCATCTTGGGTGGCTTTAGGCGTAGCAACTATCTCTTGCTCTCCTTGTGCGTCCATATCATCGTCAGAAGCTATACCACAAATTGAAGCCCACGAATACCGTCTATAATATGTGCTTTGTGACCCTTGCACTTGGTAGTCGTTCATTTTAGCTAACTGAATAACCTCACCTGTGAATGTGGACTCCATCCACTCCCCCGAAGTGTGTACCATCCTTGTAAGTATGCCATTAGGTATATTCATTTGAATAATTGCCAACCCGTGTTTATGCAATATAGGTTTAGTATGCTCTATAAGCTTCTCTAAGCTCGTATAAGTATATCCGTAACCCTTGGAGTCCTTGCCTATGTTTATAAGCTCAGGGGAGCAATCTACATAAGCTTTAAATAGTTGTTCTACATTTTCACTTGTTTTCATTTAGTCCTCCACATTCGTATGATGCGTTACGCTCTCAGGCTTCCAATCAGGATTTACCAACCACTCTAAATCATCGCCGCCAATCGCTTTAAGTGCAACCTCTCCCGCGTCTCTATGCCCTATCATGTAGCCTTGCAGCCATATATTATATTCAGCTACGGTTTCTATGCCATCTGCTATCGCTTTTTTGATTGTTTCGGTTGGTGCTTCTAGTTCAATTAATTTCATTTTAAATCCTTTTATTTTCTATATATTCTTGTTTTTGTTTGTGTGTTTTTAGATGTACCAATTGGGCTACTTACTTGCTCTCTTCCGCCCAATATAGATAGTATTCTTTTCATGTGCGATTTGTCTATCGTATAATCACTTAAACTCTTTAAGCAAAAGTTCTGTATATCCTCTATAATTTGCTTTTGTGTGTTGATGATTTTAAATGCCTCATCCGTATTTATCGCACATTCAGACTTGTAAATATCTGTAGTTTTCTTTATCTTCCTCACAATATCTCTTGGTATTTCCATATTAAATCCTTTTCATTTAAATTAGAGTCAATGCTCAAACAGGCAACCCGAAAGGAGGAGGTTTAAAATCTAATTGAAAAGGGGTTAGATTTGGGTTGCCCGTGTCAACATTGAAAACTTATAAGAGCAGTATAGCTAAAAATAAATATAAATGTCAAGGGTTTTATGAAAATAAATGTAATTTTCTTGACAATGTTGCATTTATTGTGATATACTTCACTACATCAATATAAGGAATAACATGACAGACATAAAGATAGCAGGGCGATTTAAGATGCCAATTAGGACTTTAGCTAATTGGAAAAAACAAAAGTCTAGTAATTGGAGACGTAAACTTTACGTGTTTATGAAAGAAAAGCTAGAGAGAGAAGATCATAATGCAAAAAGAGAGGAGCATTTTTAAGATGAAACAACAAGACAAATTAAAACAAGCAATAACGATAATAAATCAGCAGAATGTAGTATTGAAAGTCATATTAGGCAGTATGGATATGGACGGCAACATAGAACTACATTTAAGAAAACAAGGCTTGATTGAAATTATAGAAGAGTCGCAGAACTTCATGAGCGTAACAAGAAAGGACACCAAATGAGCCAATCACAAAACACCCTAATCAGACAGCACCTCGAAGATGGTCATAGCCTCACAGCGATGATGGCGTTAAATATGTTTGACTGCTTTAGGTTAAGCTCACGCATATTCGATCTTCGCAGCCAGGGCATGGATATAGTCACAAGAAATATCACGCAGAACGGCAAATGCTTTGCATCATACAGTCTTGTTTTATAAACAATAACCCCCCACCGCCTAACCCAACATTAGGCGGTAACTATATTTTATGTAAAGTATGGTATACTTACGAATACCGATATAAGATATGAATTTTCTAGTGAGTGTCCAAGCTCTCGAAAGTCCTCCTCTCGGGGGACATTCACTAGGTTATTCATTTAGTGATAGACTGCTTGGACACACTCAATCACAAACCTAAATACAGTTGTTCCGAAAGATACAATGGCAACAAAATTCGTAACGGTCGGCATAGATATTATGCACGATCAAAACCTTAGTCAAAGTCAAAAGTTTATTTTGGCAGAAATAGAACAGTTATCCTCTTTGGAAAAAGGATGTTTTGCCTCTAACCAACACTTTTCAGAACTTATAGGCATAGCAAAAGAAAGTGTTTCAAGAAGCATAAATAACCTACAGAAAAAAGGCTATATTGATATAGAAATCAAGGCAGGTTCACGCAACCATGACAGATTGTTAACCCTAAACAAAACGTCAAGACCCCCTAAACAAAACGTCAAGACCCCCTTAACAAAACATCAAGAGACTAAAGAGAATAAAACATCTAATATACATATTAATATACAAGACGGGGTAAACACAGAAGCATTTAAGATGTGGTGCAAGTATAAAGGCTCTAAATATTCGAAACAAGCACAGATACTAAGCATGAATAAACTTGTAAGATTTGATGAGTACACGCAAAAGGAAATGGTAGAAGCTGCAATCATAAATGGATGGAAGGGACTATTTGAAATCAAAACACAAACAGCTTTTAAAGGCAAAGAACCAGAAGTAGGCTCATACGCCTGGAGAATGAAGCAACAACAAAATGAAATAGATGTGGAGGTGATGTAGTGCATGTTGAACAAATAAAAACAGACAAAACAAAACCATTTATACTAAAAAAGCATTATGCAAGACGTATGCCATCTATCAGCTATGCTTTTGGACTGTTCACAGATGAGGGGATGATAGGGGTTGTTACTTTTGGGTCTCCTGCAAGTCCCCCTTTAGTAGTTGGGGTATGTGGTGAAGAATATAAAAAATATGTAATTGAACTAAATAGGCTTGTTGTAAATAAGGATGCACCAGTCAACAGTGCTTCATTTCTTGTTTCAAATGCAATTAAAAAGATCGGGGATAAAATAGTGGTTAGTTATGCAGATAGAGGGCAGAGGCATAATGGCTATATTTATCAGGCTACAAACTTCATCTACACAGGGGCATCAAAAGAAAGAACAGATATGGATGCAGGAGAAGGGAAACATGCAAGACATCATAATGGAGACAGAAGTAAAAGAAAACACAGAAGTAGTAAACATAGGTATATCTGTTTTGCAGGTTCAAAAACATTTAAAAAGTATGCTAGAAAAGCATTAAAATATAAGATAGAAACATATCCTAAAGAAGAGTCAAAAAAATACGAATGTATAGACATACCAACCAAGACAACATTAATGGAGTTCATGTAATGATTAATATAAGAATAGCAAATTTAATGGGTTTAGACCTCAAATCAGCACAGCACTCAATCGCAATAGATGAAGCCCTTATAGGCACAGAAGATACAGAAGCATTCTATCAATTCCTAGAAGATAAAAAGAACAGTATCGAGTATGAAACAAAGCCAGAAAGACTTTTAACACTATCACGAATGTATAAAAAGCTACAAGCAAACGCAAAGCTCCCACATGAAACCGCGATGAACTTCTCAAAGCAACTCACGCACAAAGTGGAACAAGCCAGAATATTCATAAAGAACCAAATCGAACTTGGGAACGAAAAGCCTTTTTCTTCTTTGGTGGTGGACGGTCATTCGTATTTCACGGATAAAGAGATCAAGACACTTTCGGGGCTTGGCAGAAGTTCGGTTATTGTTGAGTTATCGGAGCAGCATAAACTTGCAGAGAGTTTGATGCAATTGTTTTTGTCGAAGTATATTTCAAGAAGTAAATATGAGGCATTAAATAATAGCCAAAAAGAGGTTAGAAGATTGGTAGGAGGATTAACATGAAATCAAACAAGCAAATAATAGAAGAGATGTTACAGAGAGATGGCTTTACTGAAAATGAAATAAAGTTAGCAAGTTTAGACACATTAGCAGACGACCTTTTAAGAGAAATGGTTTTAAACGAAAGTGATGATTATGGCACTTTTAAAGGCGAACTAGAAGCAGAGAGATGAGTAAGGATATAGCAAAGAGTAAGTATGCCACGCTATCAAGTGGTCAAAAGAAAGTGAAGAGATTAGTGAAGGGGATGGGGTGAAGAAGATAAAACATATTAAATATGGCATAGGAATAGTAGATGATAATTTGCAACATAATTGTAGGGGAAACGAGGTTTTCGTAAAGTTCATTGATAATCTACCAATATTAAAATCTACGGCTATTGCTGGATATCAAGGGGGGCACTACACAGAAGAGACAATGTATGAAAACTCAGATATAGTGGACATAAAAGATATTGTTTATTTGGATGAAGAACAAATATGAAGATAGCAACATTATTCTCAGGCATCGGAGCACCCGAACAGGGAGCAAAACGAGTTTATCTAAACCATGAGGTGGTTTTCGCTTGTGAATTTGATAAGTTTGCAAGACAGAGCTATGAAGCAAACTATGACATAGCACCGGAACACTTCCATAAAGATGTTCACGATTTAGATGCTACGCAATACAGGGACAACATAGATATACTCGTGGGAGGAAGTCCTTGTCAGGCGTTTTCACTCGCAGGACTACGACAAGGAACAGAGGACGAAAGAGGTCAATTAATTTATCAATACATCAGAGTAGTCGATGAGTGCAGACCAGAGATAATCGTATATGAGAATGTTAAAGGCATTATGAGTATCGACAATGGAAACACGATAAAAGATTTCGTCCAGGCACTCAGAGATATAGGCTATCATTGTCATTATGGAGTAGTGAACACCAAAGATTATGGAGTGCCGCAGAACAGAGAGCGTTTGTTTTTGGTTGGGTTTTTGGATAGCGACCTCTATCACAAGTTCCATTTTGCAGATAAACAGAAGCTTACCAGAAGGCTGAAAGATGTGCTTGAAGATGATGTTGATGAGAAGTATTATCTAAGTGATAAAGCAGTTAATTTTTTCAAGCAAAATTCAATAAACAATGAAGCTAAAGGAAATGGTTTTAGATTTTCTCCTACAGAGGGAAACTCCCACGCAAAAGCACTCACAACACTTGCGGGCAGTAGAATGGATGATAATTTTATAAAAGTCCAATCAGCAACCAAGCAAGGCTATGAAACAGCCACAACAGGTGACAGCATAAACCTATCAGTACCAAACAGCAAGACAAGACGAGGCAGAGTAGGCAAACAAGTAGCTCAATGTTTGGATACTGCTTGTAATCAGGCGGTGGTTGAGGAACGCATACGCAAACTAACACCAAGAGAGTGCCTAAGACTCCAAGACTTCCCGGATGATTTTAAAATAGTAGTGTCAGACTCTCAAGCTTATAAACAAGCAGGAAACAGCATGAGCGTAAACATACTAGAAATGATATTTAATCAAATAGAAAAAGCAAGACGAGGTGAAAGTATAGGACTGTTTTAGTTACATATCCACACACTCTCAACAAACAAGCACAAATAACGTGGGTTAGTTGGTGTTGTGGCTGGAAAGTGGTATAATTAAGTATGTGGTTATTGTAAAATAATCTCACAAGAGTCTTTTTTAAAGAGGACTCGGCTACTCTTCCCCTTCACGGACACGGGTTGAGTCCTCCTCTTTAAAATGGCAAAAGTTCGTGAAGGAGCTACACAATGAACAAACAAAACCCATTATTAGGAAAAGGGGATTATACTCTAATGAGAGTAATAAATGAAGAGACACAAATAAGAGGCTTAGCCATAGTAAATGCAAATCGCTTTAAAACATTTGGAGAAGTAGGAGAAGAGGTGGATATTTTGCACATAGAAAGTATAGATGATGAGAAAGATATAGCTATTTATTTTACAAACCTAGAAGGGGTAGACGCATTATTGCTCGAACTTACTTTACTAAGAGAAGATATTAGAAAGGACAATCATGTATAACAAAATAATCCTAGCAGGAAACCTAACAAGAGACATCGAAATACGCTACACACAGGGCGGTTCAGCTATAGGGAACACAGGTATAGCAACTTCACGCAAATTCAAATCACAATCAGGTGAACAGAAAGAAGAAACTCTCTTTGTAGATTTAACTTTCTTTGGACGTACAGCCGAGATAGCAAATCAATACCTACGCAAAGGCTCAAAGGTTTTAGTCGATGGACGCTTAAAATTGGATAACTGGACTGCACAAGACGGCACAAAGCGAAGTAAGCACTCAGTCACAGTTGAGAACCTACAGATGCTAGGCAGTAAAGACGACAGCCACCAAGACGCACCACCACCAAGCTCAACACCACCACAAAGCGGATATCAAGCACCACCACAAAACTCACACGCTTCACAGCCACAGGGTGGAGCGATACCCTCAATCGATATAGACGATGACTCGATACCATTCGCTCCCATGAATTGGAGGTTATAATGAAACACACTATTATGACCGTTGACGGAATGTTTATAGAAGATGAAAACATCATCAAAGAAGTAAAAGACATGATGCACAATAGATTAGACTATACCTACATCCACAACAAGAGAGTTTCAGTTTACAGCGACAAGCGTTTGCATGATGAGCGGGTGACGAGAATTGAGGTCGAGGGATGAAAAGAGAAGAAGCATATAAGTTACCACTTGAATGGAACACAATACAAGAACCACAAACAAAAATACTAATAGATAAAATCTACAATGATTTCGAGTCAAGGACTTGTGAAAACTGCTATCATTTTATAAAAAGGCATGGCGATTGTTTTATTCTGCCAATAGACATAAATACTCTCCCAGAAGATTTCGCTTGTAGTAAGTGGGAGAAAATCGTATGAATGATAAAATATACAAATCACTATCAAAAGCCTCACAAGATATTATGAGAGGCAAAATAAAAAGTTTTGCCATGATATACTCAGCAGATGATGGGGAGTTTACTACCATATATGATAAAGATACAAACACAAGTGCTCTCGAACTTATAGGCGGGTTAGATTATCTTAAAAGTAGAGTGATGGTAGGATATTTTAAAGATGAGGACACCAACGATGAGTAAATCAATCATACACACAATGTCAAAACAAGCTAGGCTTTTAATGTTCTTAGATTATGTTGACTCAAAAACATCACACGAAAGACCAAAACTAATGGAAAAGTGGGATGAGTGCGGTCTTGCAAGAAGAGGAATTTATATGGAAATAGACAAAGGTAAGCCATGTATGGGTAAACATGAAGTAAAAAGCCTTATGCTTGATGTGATTATTGGAGCAGTACAATGACAATTAAAACACCCATAAAACAAAGCAAGAGAACCATGTATGAGGTCAAAGAAACGCTCAAAGCCATCCAGCACATCAATAAGGATAAATACCTAGCCGATGACCTGGATATTTCATACAACACACTACGCAACGCAGTAAGCAGAAATGTAATAACAGCTAATATGTACGAGAAGATACTCTCATACTGTTTTGTGAAGCGTATCGACCCTATGGCAGTATTTTATAAGACAAGGAGTGCAAATGCCATATAAAGACCCAAATCAAAAAAGAGCGTTTCAAAGAGAGTGGACTAAAAACAAAAGAGGGGTAAAACGATGCGTGCATTGTACCGAGATACTCCCCTACCACCGATCAAAGTTCTGTAACGAGGGATGTTCTGATAAGTACCACAAAGAACAAGTAAGACTTAAAAGACAAAAAGAGAAAGACAGTCAAGCACCAAGGTTCTGTAAATATATCCATTGTAGAAAACTACTCCCAAAAGAAGCACATACAACAAAGAAATACTGCCAGGGTACGGATTGTGCGTATAAGATGAACCAACTCGAAGCTAAAAAGCACAGAGACGCAAACAAGAAAGAACACAAACCTGTTTTCAGACCATGCAAACTAGAAGGATGTGATAAAACCTTTGAAGTAGAAAAGCGAAAGTCATTAACTCGATACTGTTCGGATGAGTGTAGAAAAGAAAAAAACAGGAGAGCATGGCGAAAGAACGCAATCAAAGAGAAGGACAAACTAAAGACTACCATCGAAGAAAAGAATGTGAGAGGGAACGGAAAGCCTAAAGAGTTTAGCCTTCCTAAGAGGTTTTTAGTGAGAGGGCTTATATCTAATGGCAATAGAGCAGATAGCATAAGTGTTAACGCCTAATGATAAGCAAGAAACAGCAAACCCAAAAGAACAGACAGCCTAATCTAAAAAAGATGAGCAAGACAGAGTATCAACTCTATGTAGATTTTGTTAATGATAAGTCCTATGGATTGTGCCAAAGTGGTTGTGGTACGAAAGCCTCAGATATTCACCATGGCTACTATGGTGCAGGTGGTAGGGATGACAGATACATCACAGCAATATGCAGAGAGTGTCACCATGCGATACACCATGGTAAAGATACCGACAAGGCAAGCAGATTAAAGCTACTATTTAAAGCTATAGGCAAACAGAACTTTAGGGGCTATCGTGAGTAAGTACAATAACACTAAATGTGAATACCCGTTCCAGGGCGAAATATACAAGTTTGACTCTAAGTTGGAAAGATCACACGCTATCACATTGTTTGATAGATTGAAGCGTGGAGAGATAGAGAGGCTCACACTGCAAAAAGAGTTTACGCTATGTAGTTCACTCACATATAGGACAAACTCCACAAAGAGCGGTAAAACCAAACAGAGGGCTATCGTGTATATCTCAGACTTTAGCTATTATGAGGAGGGAAAACATATAGTAGTTGACTCCAAAGGCTTCAAGGATAAAACATATTCTGTTAAGAAGAAACTGTTTTTATCTCAACTTAAAGAGCATAAGGTGGATGAGTTTAAAGAGCTATATAAATCGGAGTCAATAACATACAAGGAGTTGACATGAAAAGAATAGGAAAAATGAATATACCTAATAATATAGTGGAAGAAGAAAACTTCCCAGATGTTTTGGCAACTATGCAATTTATTCCACTTAGAGTAGAGTATTTAGCATATAGAGATCAGTTTGAATATATAGGCATATCTCCAATGTTTGATGAACTACCACTCTATTTAGAGCCAGAAACATATTTATTGATAGTTACAACAACAGAAGATAATAAGATAGAGAAAGTAGAAGTTAAAAAGGAGTTATAGATGGACAAGTTTGTTTTAGAGGGAGATAACGGCGATATGTGGTATGTATGCGAATGGACAAACAAGAGCAACTTCCACATAATTAAAATATTTTATGATAAGGGCAAAGCAGGCGACTATTTGGATTTATTAGAGGATATGGGTATAATAAATCATGAGCAATAATAAAACAAAACCACTACTTACCGAGAAACAAGAGAACTTCGCCCTAGCATATATAATGAATGGAGGTGATGCGTCAAAGGCATATAGAGAGGCTTATGATGTAGGCGCAGACACTAAACCAACTACAATATGGAAAAAGGCACATGAGATACTTCACTCATCCAAGGTGCGTCCAAGGGTAGATGAGCTTAGGGCAGAGAGGTATTCAGGGCATATAATGACTGTAGAAGAAAGAAAGAGGATACTTACTGAGTGGATACAAACAGGAGATGGCAGGGCATTAGATATGCTTAATAAGATGGAAGGAGTGTACACAGAGAAGATAGACATTAAGTCTACTCAAGAAGTCCACTACTACGCACCGAAGAAAGACAAGACTAAATGACATGGAAGCCAACACCCAAACAAGAACTTTCACTAGAAACTACAGCAGACGAGGTTCTATTTGGAGGAAGTAGAGGTGGGGGCAAGACAGACTCAGCTTTACAATGGCTACTTTATGACATAGACAATAAAGCACTAAGACAGCTCGTTATTAGACGTAACGCAACAGACTTGGCAGACTTTGTGGACAGGGCTAGAACTAAATACTCTCCACTTGGAGCTAAGGTAGCAGGAAACCCCGCAGTAATCACTTTCCCCTCAGGTGCAACAATCTACACAGGACACTTAGCAACACCAGACGCTTACACTAAATACCAAGGTTGGGAGATACACCGCTTACTTATGGAAGAAGTCACCCATATACCAACGGAGAAACTATATGAGAAGTTACTAGGGTCATTAAGATCAACTGTTCCTGGTATCACAACACAAGTATTTTTAACCACTAACCCAGGAGGGCAAGGGCATGAATGGGTAAAAGAGAGGTTTCACATTGACAACAAGCCACACGGTACAAAATTTGAAGTGGACGGAAAGACTAGAATTTACATACCTGCCACTATCAGAGACAACATTCACTTAATGGACGCAGACCCAGGGTATCTTAAATACTTAGAGAGTTTACCGCCTGGACTTAGAGAACAATGGCTAGATGGCTCATGGGATGATATGGATATCGAAGGAGCTTACTATATTAAGCAAATGAATGTAGCAGCCAAGGCAGGACGCATAACAGATGTACCTATTGAGCCAACGCTTAAAACCTTCTCTTATTGGGATTTAGGCATGGCAGACGCAACAAGTATTTGGGTTATTCAGGCACATGGTAACGAACTGAGAGCAGTAGCATACTACGAGAATAGTGGTGAAGGTCTTAGACACTATGTAAATTGGCTACATGATTTAAGGGATACCCATGACTTTGTATTTGAAGGACACTACTTCCCACATGATATAAGAGTGAGAGAGCTTAGTACAGGACAAAGTAGAGAAGTGGCACTTAGAAAGATGGGCATCAATGTCAGAATGGTTCCAAACAAAGGGCTAATGGACGGTATCGAAGCAGGTAGAAATATAATAGGTCGAGTATGGTTTGATGCAGAGAATTGCAAAGACGGCATTAAGTGCTTAAAGAACTATAGGAAAGAGTTTGACGAGAAGCATAATGTATTTAAGGATAAGCCCTTACATGATTGGGCTTCACATGGTGCTGACGCATGGAGATATTTTGCGTTAAGTTGGAACGATCAACTGAGTAAACAAGATAGGAGACAATCACATGGAAGCACAAATGAGTGGAGTGTCTATGACTAAAGAAGAGAGAGAAGTATTCGACAAGTGGACTAAAGAGCAGATATACGAAGCGTACATGCTAGAAGTAAGACACTCAAAACAACTCAATAAAGAGGTTAACCGACTAACGCAAAAGATAGCGGAAGTAAGGTTCTCTGTAAGATGATATACGAGATAGTAGATGATAGCATCAAACCTTTTATAGAGAAGAAGATGAAAGCCGTTGATAGTGAAGCATATACTCAAGAGGACTTCGATACATACTTTTCAAACGAACACCTAAATATCGTAAGTAAGTCAAAAAGTGGTAAAATACTCGCTTTTTGTTGTATAATAGTGGTAAATAACACCAAATACATGGGTTATTCGTGGTGCGATAATTCTTACCAAGGTGTAAAAGCCTATAGTAAAGGGTTAAAATACATCATATCTACCTATCCAGAGGTGCAGTACATGAAAGATATTCTGCCAACATTTATAAAGAAAAGGATTTTCTAATGGCACCCATAATACCAATTTTAACAGCAGTAGCAGGAGTAGCAGGAGTTGTCTCTTCCGTGAGTGCAGCTAAAGACGCGAAGAAAGACGCAGCAAAACAAGCGGCATTAATCAAAAAACAAGAAGAAAAGATAGCAGCAGAAAAAGAGAAACAAGATAAAGCAGCACAGGAAAGACGAGCTAGAATGGCTAGTAATGTTCTTTTGTCTGGTACTGAGACAGGACTCACAGGAGATACAACAGGTACACTTCTGAAAGGTACATGATGAATTTTGGTAACGCATTTGAAAAAGTAAAGACGGGAAAATCCATGAGACTGCCACAATGGAATAAAGATGTTTTAATAAAGGCACAATACCCAAACGCAAATAGTAAAATGACAGCACCTTATCTATATGTAGAGTCTCGGTATGGGCTAGTTCCATGGAAGGAAACTAATATAGAACTGTTTTCAGAAGATTGGGAGGTGATATAATGTTTATAACCAGCGAATACTCCAGGCTATACGGAATTGAGTGTGACGATGTAGTTCTTTTGCCTAATAAGCCGTTTTGTGCGTTTAAGGGAAACTATAAAGTAGGCTCTTATGCAAGAATACTTAATGCAGACGGTAAAGAGGTAATGAAACTTAGTGCAGGGGAGACTATCAATGGTATTGGCATACTAAGCAAACCTGCAAAAGACTACTCTACAGATGAAGTAAAAGAAACGGCTAAGAATACAGTTACTAAACGTAGAACACGCAAAAAGAAAGAGGTCAAAGATGGCATCAAACTATGAAAAACTAATCAAGCGTGTAAGTGCTGCCAAGTCAAACAAGGCATTATGGGAGCACCACATCAGAGAATGTTACCGATATGCCATGCCACAACGTAACACTATAGACAAGTGGAGCAAGGGCTCAAAGAAGCGTGACTATGTGTTTGACTCAACAGCAGAGGACGCACTCGAAGACTTCGCTACTCGTATGGAACTCGAATTAGTACCACCTAATCTTAATTGGATGAAGCTAGAAGTCGGTACAGACATTCCAGAAGAGGAACAAGACTCAGTGAACGACTACCTAGAGAAAACCACTGACATAGTGTTTAACCACATAAAGTCGAGTAACTTCTCTTCTCAAATTCACGAAGCGTTCCTTGATCTCGGTATCTCAACAGGTGCAGTTATCGTTGAAGCAGGAGACGGAATACAATCATCTCTCAATTTTAGATGTGTCTCTCTCTCTGAACTAATCCTAGAACAGTCAAGCAAAGGCATAGTTGATACAGTCTTTAGAGAGTTTCAGATACCCGTACAAGACATTGAGTCTACATGGAAAGGTGCAAAGCTCAATGAGAAGCTAAAACAACTCATCAAAGACAAGCCCACGACAGAAGTTGAAATCCTTGAGGGTGTTTACTTAGAAGGTGATAAGTACAACTCTGTAGTGGTATTCAAGGAAGAAAAGCACTATCTTATAGACCAAACGCTAGAGTCTAATCCCTGGGTAGTGTTCAGAGAGTCCACGATACCTGGCGAAACAATGGGTCGTGGTAGAGTTATGAGAGCGTTACCAGACATCAAAACTTTAAATAAGATGGTAGAAGATCACCTCAAAGCTGCAGCATTCACAGCTAATCCAATCTATACGGCAACAGACGATGGAGTAATTAACCCTTACACAGTTAGGCTACAGCCTGGTACAGTTTTGCCCGTTGGTTCAAATGCTAACGACAACCCTACACTAAGACCGTTAGCACCCGCAGGAGATTATCAAGTTCTACAGTACGACATAAGAGCACTACAAGACAACATTAGACGTATCTTAATATCTAAGCCTTTCGGGAATGTTGAAGAGTCACCTGTTAGAACAGCAACAGAGATGAGTATTCGTAATGCAGATATGGCTAAGAGTTCACTAGGAGCATCAGGACGCATCCAAAACGAGTTACTCGAAAGACTTGTGGCACGTTGTGTTTATGTGCTTAAACAGGCAGGTAAGATAGCAGAATTTAAAGTAGATGGCAAAGAAGTGGCAATCAAGTTTACTTCTCCATCAAGCAGAAGTCAAGATGAAAGCCAACTAGCCGCAATAGGTAGGTTTATGGAATATATGCAAGTTCTCCCACCAGAGTTAGTCAATGAAGAAATAGCAGTTGAGAAAGTACCCGCAGAGGTGCTAGACATTCTAGGTTTACCTGCTAAGTTCAAACGGACAGAGGAAGAGAAGATGGAAAGACAACAACAGCGACAGCAACAAGCCCAACAACAACAAGAGATGGCAGCAGCACAAGTCGCAGAGGAGCAAGCATGACAGACAATCAAAGAGCAAGGAAAGGTACTGAAATCAAAAAGATAATGATTGGTACCTTTGAGACAGAAATAGGAAAAAAATGTTTAGATCATCTCCAAAGTGTATTTGTTGATAGAGATATAGCACAAGTAGGCATGAGTGAGCTTGAAATAGGTATTAGGCAAGGCGAAGCAAATGTCATTAAGAAAATCATAAGAGAGGTACGACATGGCAACTGACAAGGAATTACAAACGATACTTAACTCAGGTGGTGTAAATACCATCTATTTAGGCGGAACATCAAGCACACATAAGGTACAGAAGAAAAGCGACATGACAGGTGCTAATGTATCTATCGATGATACAGGACTAGGAATATCCGCGGCATCTGTTCAAGCAGCACTAGCGATACTTGGAGAAGTAGGCTTCATGGTTATGACAGGAAACAACATAGCCCCACAAACCATAGGAACATCAGCAACCAAGGTCAATACTTTCGATACCCTAATGATACAAGAGGGGGTGGGAGTAGAAGGAAGTGTTGCAGACGATAAAGCAATAGCCACTAAAGCAGGTGTATTTAAAATACGCTTTGAGGGGTTTGTGTCGTATTCGGTAAGTGTAGATATAGAATGGCAAATATATAAGAATGGTTCTCCTTTTGGTACAGCTATCACAGTATCAGGACAAGGGTCTACACCATTTCCTCTATTGCGATTAGCAAGTGCGAACTTGGTAGAAGATGATTATGTAGAACTATATGCTACAGCAAGTTCCTCGACAGACGTTACAATCCACCAGTCAAGCGGAGCGATGGAGAAAACAATATTCTAGTTTCTTAGTCACTTCTTCGGAGGTGATTATAGAGCCTAGCTCAAATTAATTTAAAGGACACCTATGTCAGAAGAAACGACACAGCCCTCAGAAACTACTGAGACAACCACAGAGGCAACAGCCGAAACAGTAGTCGAGAATAATGGAGAAGCCACAGAGCAGACAACCTCTTACGCTAACGGGAAGTATGACTCAGTAAGTGCATTAGAGACGGGATACTCAGAGCTACAAAAGAGTTACTCACAAAAATTAGGAGGGTTTGATGGAGCACCAAAAGATTATGAATTGGCAGAAGGTGTTGAGACTACACCAAGACTCGAAGCACTCCAAGCATGGGGAAAAGAAAACCAACTCAATAACGATGCTCTAAACTCAATCGTTCAAATGGATGTGGAAGCCACAGAGAAAGCCCAGGAAGCCTATGTAACAGAGCAAAAGGAAATACTAGGCAAAGATGCAGAAACAAGACTCACAAACCTATCTGATTGGGCTAGGGCTCAAGTAGGTGAAGACATGATGGACACATTCGGGGGCATGATAACATCAGCCAAGGGTGTTGAAATGATGGAGGGATTAATGAAGCAAATGCAAGGTACGGCTCCTGCACCTGCACAACAGACACAGACGGTAAGTAAAGATACTCTTAATGAGATGAGATTTGCGATAGATAAGAATAGTGGTGAGCGTAGAATGTCAATAGACCCTGCTTATAGAGCTAAGGTTGAAGCATTGGAAGCTGATATGGCGGGGAGGGGTTAATCCCTCTTCTCCCATTTATTGCATCCGAAATCTTTACCTTTGTTAATGTGTAGTTCTTGACATCTTATTATTGTTGTCTTTGTAGCTTCTGTTTTTATTGAGCTGTGATAAGTATGCTCTTGATAGTGCTTACAATTCTCACAAGTTCTTGACTCGAAATAATCATAAATTTTGTTTACTATTATATGCTTGAGATGGAAATAATTTATTGTTTTGTCTTGTAGTGTTTTATGAATAAAACTAAAAGCCTCTTCTCTTGTCATCACTTCCCCCTCTTAAATAAAGTAATCACCCACATAATAGGAAACACCACCCAAAAAGCACTCCCCAATACAAAGAAGAACATTACGAATATAAGAGTTAAGACTCTAAGTATATCCTCCCCGCTACTTCCACTCCAATACATCGTCAACGAAATACCCACGAAAAGTATGATCGTTAATGCCGTCCATGTTTTGTCTAGTTTAATTACTGTTTGCATTGTTTTTTCTCCCACATATCACAAAATTTAATATTTTCAGTCTCGAAATAATTATTCGTCCATCCGCCGCCTGTAAAATATACAAGTTTTTCACATTCTCCCATGCTATCATATACACAGTTATCGCAAGTCATACTCTCAGCCTCATTAAACAACTCCATGTGCTCAAGGATAATCCCTGCCTCTGTGTATAGTTTAATCTTTTGGATTAGTTCTAGCATTTACAATAACTCCTAATACAAGAAGCTTCCCCTCTATTTCTATAATAGACTTATCAAGGCTAGATAATATTTCTAGCGATATTGTCTCTCTATCTTTATTTTTTAGCATATCATTAAACCCTATCGCCTCATCAGAGTAGTTCATTGTAATACTACATAATCCATTGATAGCAATTTTATTTCTAAGTAAAAGATAATTTTCTCTCTCTTCTCTTAGTCGTACAACTTTATCTAAATCTTCAAGCTTCATATAAATCCTTTTTCTTTAATTATACCAACAATCAAACAATAATAAAAATCAATTAAACTGATTAAGTCAATCAATTATATTTATGTTATAATGGTATCAGAATATTAAAACTCTAGATACCTCTTTAAGAGCCTGGTCTGTTTCAATTGTTCAAGTGTATTTGCATTTTGAGCCTTGAGTCGGTCAAGGACACCTCCAAATGACAAAACAATCAACCATATTAAAACAGATAAGGAGACATTATGTCACAAAATCTTTCAGGTGTAGCTGCAAAAGTAAGAAACAATGTAGTCGGAGACAAATATGACTTTAGACTAATGGGAAAAGGTACAGCAACACAAAGAACAGGTAGTTCTGCGGATGTAGTTCCTATGGGTATCGCTCATGACTTGAAAGTAGCTACATTAGTAGATTACGAAGCACCAGAGTACACAGATATCTACGACTCAAAAACAGTAAACTTTGATGAAGTTGTAGAACTTGCACAAACAATCGCAGGAGCTATGGGTAGAAGAGACGATCAATCAATCATTGACGCACTAAACACTTCTACTACTACAGCAGTAGGAGACGGTACAAAAGCACTTGACCTAGCAGCTATCACAGCAGCAGCACAAGCACTCAACTCAGTTGAAGCACCAATGGAAGATAGATATTTCCTAGTAGAAGAGAAAGGGCTTAATGACCTTCTTAACGACACAGGTATCACATCAGCAGATTACAACTCTGTTAGGCTCTTAATGAGTGGTGAGATTGATACGTTCATGGGCTTTAAATGGAAAATTGTAGGTTCTGCAAGAGCAGAGGGTGGACTTCCTTACGTAACAACTGTAAGAACAGGGTTCGCGTTCCATAAATCAGCTATCGGTCACGCTGTAGGAATTGACATGAAAACTCGTGTTGATTGGGTAGCTCACAAAGCATCTTGGTTATCACTAGGTATGTGGAAAGCAGGTTCAGTAGCTATTGATATCGAGGGTATTATCCCTGTAGAATATCTTAAAACAGCAGCATAAGGAGTAAGAAATGGCAGGATTTACTAAAGCAAGTTTTTCAGGTAATGTTGGGGCAGGTTCAGCCGCCCCTAGTTTTTATGTTTATGGTTCGGCAACGGATGATAAAGCAACGGTTATCGCAGATGATTATTTTGTCGGGCTGATTGGTATCGTTAAGGTTGGAGATTTTATCTTGGCAACAGCAACAGACGCTTCTGTGCTCTTAGTTGTTACCAAGTCGGACGATGACGAAGTAGATACAGGCTATGTAGCAGTAGCTTAGTGGTTAACAGAGCCCCTGGAACCCTTGTGTTGAAAGATACATTAAGGTGAGAAGGTAGGGGGTTCGATTATCTATTAAGGAGCAATTATGACAGGAACACCATCAAGCATCTCTCTCGCTTCAAACGCTCTCCTATTACTAGGACATCAACCCATAGCAAGTTTTGATGAGGGAACAGCAGGAGCTACAATAGCTGCTAATCTTTATGAGACTTCTTATCTAAGCTTACTAACCAACCATAGATGGAGATTTGCATCAAAGAAAGCACAGCTAGCAAGACTCACAGAAGAGCCGCTAAACGAATACAAGTATGCTTTTCAGCTACCTTCTGACTCTATCTATCTAATCAAAACAACCTCTAGGCAATATCAGATATATGGGAGCAAAGTATACAGCAACGATATGACTATGGAAGTTGATTATACTTATAGGGTAAATGAAGATAACCTGCCCCCTTACTTCGCAAAAATGTTTGAGTTCTTTTTAGCTTCTCAGTTCGCACTTTCACTCACAGGAGATATGGAGAAAGGAAACTACTTTTCAAGAATGTATCTAAATGAACTAAAGAGAGCTAAGTTTGCAGACTCAACACAGCATCCTCAGGTATCGTTTATAGATAACCCTTATGTAGAGGTTCGTTACTAATGGGTGTAGAACATGTCCAGTCAAACCTAACAGGTGGAGAGATTGCACCAGAACTTCATGCTCGTATAGATATAGACAAATACAAGACTTCGGTAGCACATGCTGAGAATGTTATCATAGTTCCTCAAGGTGGATTAAGACGCAGACCAGGGCTTGCAAAGATGGATGATGGGGTAGTCGGTGAAGATGCTAGGCTTATTCCCTTTGTCTTTAACAAAACACAACAATACCTATTAGTATTTAAGGCGGGCTATGTAGACATATTAAGAGATGGGGAGATAGTTCTAGCTAATCTTGTTATCCCTTACGCTTCGATGGAACTTATTAACGATTTAGATATTATCCAATCAGCAGATACAGTCATAATCACACATAAACTATACAGACCACGAATGATAGTAAGACAGGATAGTGACACAGCTTGGAAGGTCGACATAATCCCTCTTGTAGTTCCCTTGGAAAACTATGTAGGGCTACCTTATAGATATGAGAATAACGGTGAAGAGCAGAAGGTAAAATTAAAAACAGATGATATCGTATGGAACAATGATGAAAATGATGTGGACGGGGTTCATAATAGATTTTATAGGTATATAGGAACAAATACAGACACTACAATACTACCAACACAACCTACCAACACATGGGCAGATATTGCAGACGAGAGCTATACTTCGCGAAATGTGGCGTATGTTGTGCAATTTAGAACAAACGAGGGTGAGGTGGGAGATGAAAGAAACCTTGCTACAGAAGATTTTACAGTCGGTGCAGTGTGGGAAGATTTAAATGTAGGGAAAGAGCCTGTATGGAGTGATATAAGAGGGTATCCGGTAAGTTGTACTTTTCATAAAAGTCGCTTATGGTTTGGGGGGAGTCTCGCAAAACCGACTTCTGTTTGGGGTTCAAGAGTAAGAGGCTTCTTTGACTTTACGGCTAAAAGCCTAAGTGGAACAATCCCAGACGATCATGCGGTTAGTGATACTATAGAAGCAGGACAATACAACAAGATACTTAATATCTTTAGTGGGAGAGGACTACAAGTATTCACTACAGGTTCAGAGTATTATAATAAGACGGACATCATCACACCTTCTGACTCTAATTGGGAAGTGCAAACGGGCTATGGCTCAAAGGGGATAAGACCTATCTTTATTGATGGAGCTACTTTGTTTATAGACAGTTCAGGAAAAACCATTAGGGAATTTGTTTACAACTTTGATGAGGATGCACATGTATCGAACAGTATCACGCTTTTAGCCTCTCATTTACTAACAGACATAACCTCTGTCGCAGCAATAAAAGGAACGGATATAGACGTATCTGACTTTGTTTATGTAGTAAATAGTGACGGAACTTTAGCAGTAATGAATACACTTAGAAATGAGGGTATCTTAGGGTGGACGCATTGGACTACAGACGGGGAGTTTCTTGATGTTTGTGTAGTTGATAAAGATGTTTATTTCCTAGTTAAAAGAGAGGGCGAGTATTTCATCGAGTTGTTGAATGAGGACTCATATACAGATCATAGTGTAGTGCACCCAGGAACAGAGCCAACATGTTTTAATGTTATAGACGGCATATATAATGTGGCATACGAGGGCTACAATGTAATTTATACAGATTTTAGCACAGGAACACCAATCACAGAAATTGAGACTAACTTCAACGCTGTATTTGATGATACATACTTTAAAGTAATAGCAGATTTTTCTATTATGGCAGACGCAAAACAAGAAACCGATAAATTTACAATAGATAGAGACGCATACAGATTAGAAGTTGGACTAAGCTTTGATGTAAAAGTGATAACACTACCCCTCAATACAGAGCTAAGAAGTGGAGCAACCTTACATCGTAGAAAACGGATAGTTAAGGCAGATATTAACGTATATGAGAGTCTAGGTGTATATGTGAGAGATATTCATTCATCAGATAGAAAGTTTACAGTAGCATTAGACCAAGCACCAGAGCCTTTCACAGGCTTTAAAGAGTTATACCTTTTAGGTTATGATAGAATAACACAACTAGAGATAACACAAGAGAACCCATTACCTATGCTTATTAGAGCTATTGGTTATGAAGTTGCATACTAAGGAGATAAAATGACACCAGCATCACTAGCACAAATATCGGGAATTAGCTCTATTGCAGCAGGGATAGGGTCGGCTTTTGCTAAATCTTCTCAATATGATATTCAAAAGATACAAGCCAAAACAAGAGCTAAGATAGCAAAAATGCAAGGTGAGGCGGATGCTCTCAATCTTCAAAGACAATTTAATCAAACTATGGCATCAAATGTGGTTATGGCAGCAGCACAAGGACGCTCAGGCGGCAGTGTTGAGCAAATGGCAAGAGCAGGTGAAGAGCAGTATAGGTGGGATGCAGACTTTACCAGGCTATCGGCACAAATTCAAGAGTCAGGCTATCAAGCACAAGCGACACAATACGGAGCAGCAGCAAGTACGGCTTTAATAGGCGGTTCTTTAGGAGCAATTTCAGGCGGTTTAACTACTATGGGTAAATCACTCTATACAATAGGAGATAAATAATGCCATTAAAAGGATTTCAGCCAAAAGAAGTAAGAGTCGAACAAGCACCTGCGATGGTAGCACCTGCACAACAAGAGGCAGCACAGCAACTTTCTTCACTCTCTGGAAGGCTAGAGCAGTTCTCCCAAGCTATGTTTCAAAAGCAAGCCGAAGTAGTAGCAGATAAAGCTAAAGATCAAGCGTTAAAAGACTCTGCAGCAGGAGTGCCTTTCCATAAAGAAGAAGTTTATACTGTTTACGGCAAAGCTTACAACAATACACTAAGTGCCACTTATGCTTCAAATGCTGAACTATCTATTAGTCAAAAGGCTCAAGAGTTTTCTTTGCAATTTGAGAACGACCCTGTAGGGTATAGTGAAGCTATGGACTCTTATGTAGGTGGACTTGTTAAAAACGCACCTACGCCCTCTTTAAAGACTGTCATAGGGATATATGGAAAGAAAACTTCTAACTCAGGCTTTGGTAGACTTGCAATCAAGGAAAACAGAGAGCTAAGAGAATATCAGGCTCAAACATTTATAGATAGTTGGGCTAACGCAGTACCTCAAATCTCAGACATGCTACATAATGGAGATACGGCAGGGGCATCTGTTTTCATTGAAGCTAAATTAGCTCAAGGTCAAGCGATGGTAGATGCAGGACTTTTGGAAGCTAAACAATTAGTACAACTCTCAAAAGGTTCTAAGTTTACAATAACGAATGAAACTTCACTTAAAGATTTCGATGTACTTTTAGGAGAAGGAAGCATAGACAAAGCGAGTGAAATCCTAGTCGGACTCAAAGAAGTAAACAATCCTGAAATGGATATGAACGAGAATAAAAAGACTTACTCTGATCACCTAAAGAGAATGAACAGCTATTTAACTCAGCAGAAAGCCATCAAAACAGCACAAGGTAGTACCGCAAATATAGCACTAGGTGATGGAATAAAAATCTTTAAAGCAGGGAAATACCCTGATGATATAGATGAACTTGAAAGTCAAAAACATTTAGCCTCTGAAACCAAACAACATGAGTTTGAGGTAGCCAAACAAGTACATGAAGAGACTCAAAAGGTAGACACCCTAACTATCACAGAGAAAGAAGATGTATATAACACACTAAAAGGAACAGACGAAGCAGACCGTATAGGTGTTGAGGTTATGCAAGAAATAGGAAAAGACCTTAAAAATCTTAGAACCATGGCAGACAATGATGTAGTAGGGCTTGCAGTCCAAGATGGAGTAATCCCCGCACCACTAGGAATGGGAGTACAAGACGGAGTAGACGGACTCATGCAAGGTTTAGACCAAATGAAAAGCTATACTCATGTACTTAAAGCGAAGTACGGAGAAGCATATAATAATATGATGTCAAAAGCAGACGCGAAAAGTTGGGCGGACTACATGAACAGTCCAAAAATACCAGTAGCACAAAAGATAGAAGTCATAGAAGCAATAGAAACAAATCATCCAGAGAACGCGACTTTGATATTTAACCAAATAGGGGGGAAGAACGCTCCTACATTTGGTTTTGCTGCGGCACTTTCAATCTCAGGGAACAAAGAAGCTGCAAGAGTGGCTATGCTCGGCAAGGGTGCAGACGTGGTTGTGCCTAGCGACTACGCGACAGAAGTAAAAACAAGGCTTGGAAACGCATTTGGAGGGTACAAAAGTGACCTTTTCAACAGATATTACAATGGTGTTATGGATTACGCAAAAGGAATGGCACTAGAAGGTGAGGAAATCAGCTCAAGGGATAGCGATATAGACGATACTTTCGCAAACTCTATCGGAGAAATCCAAACATATAACGACAAAGATACGATTTTACCTCAAGGTGTGACTACAAATGAGTTTGAGAAATGGCTTGACAATATAGAAATACCAGGGCAGCCCGAACTGCAAGAAGGACTACAAGACATAACAGACTTTTTCGGCACAGGAGACTTACAGCTTATGTTTTATGCACCTGGCGAGTATATGATAAAATCAAGAAACAACGGAAAGCCTATAATCCACATGAACGAGGATGGAACACCATATATTTTAAAATATCCAAAGGCTAAATAATGGAAATGTATCAAGGTGGCGAAGAACTTGGAGACGTTAACGAAGCTTTAAAAACAGAACCATCTGGCTTTAGTGCAGGGTGGGAAACTGCTCAGCTCAGTTATGGGGGAAACCTTGAAGAAGAAACTTACAATAAAATAGTTAAAACCTTTCCCGACTACACAGAGAACACTAAAGACTATGACGCATGGATAACCTCTAATGAATGGACTATGGGGAACACAAACATAGTCAGATATGAGAAAGCTATAGACAATGACGAGTTTAGACTTGATGCAGGGAACAATATAATCTTAGGGGCTAACGGTGTTCAAGGCATGCAGATACTTTTTGATATGGATGCTATGAGAGGTGCTTTGCTTGCCAGGAAACACGGCTATACAAGAGATACTTTCAATACTCAATATGGAGAACTTGCAAAAGAACAAGCAGGAGCAATAGCACAACAAAGAGAAGGTACTTCTACACTAGGCTACATAGGTGGAGTGATAGCAGGTCACATGATGCAACCAGAGTCACTTCAAGAGATAGCAACAAGCCCTGCTAAAATAATGGGTTCAACTATTTTAAAAGGAATGGGTAAAGCCTTTGTAGCAGAAGGAGCAGTAGGGTTAGTCGGAGAAGTAGCAAGAGAGCAGCGTATCCGTGAACACATGGAGAAAGCAGATTTAGACTATACTTTATGGGATAGCGTTCAGCAAATCTTACTAGGTGCAGGACTTGGGGGAACTTTCAGAGCGATAGGAAGTGGGGTTATAGATGCTAAGACAGCTAGAGAAATCGGTAAACGAGTCACAGACCCAACAGACAAAACTATAGTAGGAAGATTTTTTCAAAGAGAAGAATATAAACTCACGCAAGATACCAATAAACACCTTGCTTTAATGGCTAAAGCTAAAGAGGACATGGATAACGGTATGCCCGTAGATATAGCAGATGCAACCGATATAGACATAAACACTAAAACAAATCCAGACATAGAAGAGATAAGCCTTAGAGATGAGCTAGTAAAAAGAGATATAGATAACGGTTACGAAGTCGAAGTTAAAAAGTTTGAAGAAGAATTTGCACAAGCAGACGAGATCAAACCAAAAGACCCACTAGCCGAACCTATAGAAGATGAGTATTTTAAATATGATGGCATGGCTACAAGAGAAGAAGGAGACATTCTGTCCGAAGATTATTTATCTCCCGAAGATTTGGCAGAGTTTAAAGCGAATGATGCAGAACTAGCACAACCTATAAAAGAGCCGACAGCTAAAGAAGTGCTACCACAAGTAACAGCAGTTACAGGTAATATAGTTGAAAGAGCCCAAGCCCTACAAGGGAACAAATATGTATGGGGTGGAACAGACCTTAAAAAAGGTGCAGACTGTTCGGGCTTTGTTCAGTCAATCCATAAAGAACAAGGAATTAACCTTCCACGTACAGCATGGGGTCAAGCCAAAGGAACACAAGGCAAAAACATAGCCTTTGATGATATGCAAATCGGAGATACTATCTATTTCAAGCCAAGCCAAACAGGCAAGAAATACGCACCTGTAACACATACGGGAATTATAACAGGCATGAAAAATGGTAAGTTTATAATGACTCATGCTAAGGGCAAAAAGTACGGGACAGTCACAGAGGAGTTAAGCCCTGGATACATAGATAGATTTTATTCAGCTAAGAGATTTACAGAGGACGGTGTTCCTGGCGAAAGAGTGCCGACGGAAGCACCAACCCCTAAAGAAGTAAAAGAAAGAGTTGTGATAGATGAAGATATCACACCACAGATGGAGAAAACACTCCTCAAACAAGAAGAAGCAGATTTGAATTTCTTTAATGAAGCCCAAGAAGTACCAAAGATTGAAGAAGTTGAACTAAGCCCAACAACAATAAAAGAACTAGAAAAAGAAATAGTGAAACTTAAAAAAGAAAAGGCATCTGAAGAAGAAATCAATGTACTTTTAGAAAAGATAGAAAAACGCAGGCGACCACGAATAAAGAAAAAAACAATAAGTGAAATGGCAACGATAGAAGAAGTTAAACCTGCCATTGATAAAAAAAGTAAAGAATGGGAAGAGCTTAATATAGAAAAAATAAAGAAAATTAAAGCAAAAATGAAAGAAGAGACTCCTTTTGATAAATATAAAAATATATCAAGAGAAGCATTTAAAAAAGATTTTGATAGAGTTCCTAATAAAAATATACAAATTAGTAGAAATGTAAAATATATCTATATAGACAAAAAAAGCGGAAATGAATATATTGCACTTAACGAGCCTAAGTATTCTACAGCAAATGTTTTTTTGGAAAAAATAGATGATAAATATATAGCTGATATGAAGAAAAAATATAAAAATATAAAAATAATTTCTAATAAAGAAGCAGAGACTTTTAAAGAAGAAATAATTACAGATATAAAAAAAGAGAGATTTTATAGCGAAGCAAACAAGAAAGCAATAGATAAACTCAAAAAAGCAAAAACCGAAAATGCACGTACTAAGATTTTTGAAGAACTTGACAAAGAAACCCAAAAAGAAGTGCTGAAAGATTTGCCATCTAAAATACAAAGTAAAATAGTTTTTTATACGAAACCAGAGACAGTAGGAGCATTATATGGCTTTGAACAAGACGAAGAAGGATATTGGACTTACAATGTAGCCAAAGGTGCCTTGGGTGCTGCAGGAGTTCATATAGCAGGAAAAGCACTAACGTCCAAGAAGATGAAAGAGTTTGTAATTAAGCACATGAAGGAGTATATCTAATGCCAATAGGTAAAATAGTAAAAGAAGCACTAGGAACACTTGCAGAAGAGGTTGTTAAAGAGGCACCCGAAGCGGTAGTCAAGAAAGCACCCAGAAAAGCCTTTAAAGAGTTAGCAGAAGTTCCAGAGCAAATCAAACAACTCCCCGCAGAAGAACGAGTCAAGGCAGCAGATAAATTCTTCAAAGAAGATAAAGTCGAAGAGTTTGCAAGAGTTCGTGAAAAAGATATTCTCAGAGAAGAGAGAGTTGCTTATGCAGAAAAAGCAAGAGTTGAAGAACGCCTCAGAATTACCCCCGAAGAGAAAGCCGACAGAGTTACAATGCTTCAAGAAAGGCAGCGTGATCTTTTCTTAAAGGCTGATAAGCTAAAAAAGGAACAAGAGAACACAAATCTTTTTATCACACAAAGAGCAGAGGGAATGACACCAGAAGATGCAATAGCAAATAGACTTGCTAGAACCCCAGGAGCAGGGAAAAGTTTTAGCTCTATTGAAGGAATGTCAGATGCTATTTACAATAGAATAAATGCAGACATGTTTGAATTAAAAGAGGGAATGAGGACTAAATGGCTTGGGTTTAAACAAGATATAGAACTAGGTAATGAAGTCATAAGATTTATCAAAGATGGTCAAATCAAAAATACAGCAAGACTAGCAGAAGTTAAGCAGGTAGCTGACCAATGGGCTAAAGGTGCGAATAAGATTAAAAATCTTAGAAATAGAGCAGGTGCAAGAGTAGGGAAGCTAGAAGATTGGGTACTTCCCCAAAGCCATGATGCAAGAAAGATAAAAAAAGCAGGCTTTGAGAAATGGAGTTATTCAATTAGAGATAAACTAGACAAGTCCAGAATTGAGGCGGAACAAAGCAGGTCTCTTGAAGATGTATTAGAGTCGTCCTATAAGAACATAACTGCACCAAATGTTGAGACAGTAGGAGGCAAAGGCACAAGCGTTCTTGCTAAAAGAGGTGAAGCTCACAGGATTTTGCATTTTAAAAGTGGTGATGATATTATAGCCTATAAAAATGAATTTGGAAATCCCGATACATTCTCAACAATGGATGCTCACATCAGACAGCAATCAAAAGAGATAGCAACCTTAAAACTATTCGGCTCAAATCCAGAGGACTCATTTAACAAAATGAAAGAACTTGCAGTTGCAGACGGCATGGGAACATGGAAGAGAGAGAAACTAGATGCACTTTGGAGAATTTCAACAGGACAAGCAGATGGAGACGCAATATTAGATAGTAGGGATGCTCTCATAGCAGGTATAGGAGGAACACATAGAGCGATGAAATCGGCAGGCTCTTTGGGTACAGCCCAAATATCGGCAGTCGCAGATGTGGGGAATATGATATTGGGAGCAGGATATAGAGGGTTAGACACAATTCATTTATTAGGAGAAAGCCTTAAAACCTTATTGCAAGAAGCAACAACAATGGGGGGGACAGCACAAAACATACAAAGGGCAAATAGAATAGGGGTGGTGAGTGAGTTTGCATCCGCTTCTCTTACAAATAGTAGATATGCAGAAGTAGGGTACGGATGGGCACAAAAGGCTGCGGAGGTAGTTATTAGGGCTAGTGGGCTATCAGCGTATACAACATCGCTTAGATCAACGGTAGGGCTAGAACTTGCAGGAAATTTCGCAGAGAATTTCGGTAAAAAGCTAGACGACACACCGTTTTGGAAATTGTTTAAAGAGTATGGGATAACTCCCAAAGATTGGGACATTATCAGAAAAACCAAAGCAAGAGACATGGATGGAGCAAAATTCCTGGATGTAAATAAAATCTACGAAGTGGATGAGGACTTAGGATATCGAGTGGGAGAAATGATAACAAATGAAATGGACTCTTTCGTGGTTATGGCAACAGACAGAACGAGACTATATTCAACTTGGGGAGCAAGAAAAGGAACACTAAAGAGAGAAGCAGCATCTAATATATTTCTATTTAAATCTTTTCCTATATCAGTTTTTATGATGCACTCGGCACGAGTATCTAAAATAGACTCTACAATGGGAAAGGCTGCGTATGGAGCATCACTTCTTGGAATGAGCACTATTATGGGTGGAATTACTCTAATGATGTATGATACTGTGACAGGTAAAACACCAAGAGACATAAAAGGAAGAGAAAAAGAATTTGTTGTCGAGTCAATTCTTAAATCAGGAGGATTAGGAATATTTGGAGATTTAACACTAGGTGCAGATACGGACAGATACGGACATTCTTACATAACTACTCTTGCAGGAGTACCGGGAGGTACAATAGAGGATATAGTTAAGGTTATGGGAACAGTCAAAGACCCATTAAGTCGAGAGAAATGGGCTCATAATTATAATATAGTTAAACAATATATACCAGGTCAAAATCTTTGGTACACAAGAGCCATAATGGAAAGAACAATAGGCGAGTTTTTCGGAGAACTTATAGACCCTAACTATAGAAAACGAGTCAGACGAAGAGAAAAATACATGAAGCAAAGAGGTCAAGAGTTTATCTTGAAATAATGATATAATAACATAAAGGATAATCATGTCATTCAATTCCGCAGCACCACGAACAGAATACGAGGCAACAGCAGGTCAAACTGTTTTCCCGTTTGTATTCAAAATATACGCAGACTCAGATATAGTAGCTTATAAAACCGTAGGCTCTGCAGACCCACTACTACTACAGCTCACAACCGACTTCACCGTAACCATAAACGGAGACGCAGGAGGAGAACTGACTCTTAACTCTGGGGCGGATGAGGATGATGTTATAACCATACTCCGCGATCTTCCAATCACAAGAGAAACAGAATATCAGACAAGCGGTGACATGAGGGCAGAAACACTCAATATAGACCAAGAATACCAAACATATCTAATAGCCGACCAAAACGACCAAATAGCAGCACTTGAGGCAGGTGATGTGGGAGTATCTTCTTTCGTTCAAAGAACAGGTGACACCATGACGGGTCAACTCAAAGGCATTACTCCTGTAAGTGACGAGGACTTCACAAGGAAAGACTATGTAGATGATGCAGATGCTTTAAGGTTACTAAAGACAGGCGGAACAGTAACAGGACAAATAAAAGGTATCACTCCTGTAGCAGCCGCGGACTTATCGAGAAAAGACTATGTAGATGGAATAACAGCCACAAAACTTAATGCTTCAGGAGATGCTCCAATGTTTGCATGTAGAGCTTGGATAAACTTCAACGGTACAGGCACGATAGCAATCAGAGACAGTGGAAATGTAACAAGCATCACAGATAACGGAACAGGAGACTACACAGTAACCCTTACGGAAGCACTAGAAGATACAAATGCTTGCGTAGTTGCAACACAAGCAATAGGCTCAGGTTCACACACAAGAGGATGCGAGGCATATATGTTAACTACTACTACAATTTCAGTCAAAACATACGGTGGTGGCTCTTCTCAAGTAGCAGAAGATATGGAATATATTTCTTTAGCAGTATTTAGATAAAGGAAAACTATGACACAGCAAAGATTAAGTGAAACAGACGCAGAGTATGAAAAGCGGAAGAAAAGAGTAACTGCAACATATAGGATGCTAGGGTTTGGACTTGCTCATGGTGGAGGTTCAACGGTCTTGGCTGCCATCATCTATGATGGTACACTTTTAAACATAGCGAGTGAACGCTTCCTTAAAGATATTGGAGCTTCACCAAGAGATAACGCAACACTCTACAGCGGAAGAGCTAAACAGTTCGCTACGGATATGAGTATGCCTATCGATATTCCTTATACTTTAGGGAGTGATATATTTGCTTCAAGAGGAACTTTTACATCTCCACCTTTAACACAAACTGCAATTACAGACGGGTATAACTATGTACATGATGGTACATCGGGTACTGCTGAATGTTTTGCTAATTTGTCTCCTGCAATACAGGACGGAGATACAGTAGTACACACTTTTGATGCAGTAGTTAATTCTGGAACAGTAACACTACTGGATGGACAAACTATTACAACTGGAAGTAATACAATAATAGCTACT